AAGTGACACGAGGTTTTCGTAAAAGAAGAGTCGATTATCGACGGCGATATATATGTTATCATAATCAAACGGCGTCACGAAATCACTGAATTTTCGATTATTTTCACGTTGGAACACGAAAAAGAGTTCTTTCACTGGATTCACGAATGCCAGATTTACCGTGTTATCACGAACTCCTTTTGGAATTTTGAATGCATTCTCCTGAATCTGTGTGATGACAAAATCGCGACGTGTGTGTTGAATTTTAAGTCTTTCGGCACTTTCGAGAAAGATGAGTTCGAGATTCATGTTAAAGGTTTTAATTAGATTTTCTAAATACGAACGTTTCAAATGATCATACACACGGACGTGTCCCGCACTCGTACCAGTTCCGTCATTTGATTTTGCACCCGCGGCGATTCGTGTACCGTCACCAGAAATAGCCACCGACCAACCGAGTTCATCACCCAAGGCCTCGGCGTCGAGGTCTTTACCCACCTGTTCCCAACCACTCACACCGTAACTATACACACGCACATGTCCGGCGTCTCCACCAGTTCCGTCATTCAAGTTGGCACCCACGACGAGAATACTCCCATCTTCGGAGAGTGCGACGGAAGTACCACTTTGATCACCCAACGCTTCACCATCGACATCCGGGCCGAGTTGTATCCAACCATTTGACGATGAATATTCAAATACCCTGACATGCCCGGTTGAAGACGTGTTTTTTGGAGCCCCTACAGCGAGTCTGTGACCATCACCCGACAAATTAATAGAAAAGCCAAATTCATCACCCGGATTTTCACTGTTTATGTATTCACCGAGCGGAAGCCATTGTTGTGTGTTTGAATTAAAGTATAACGTTCTAACGTAGCTCGTACCATCTGGATTATTTGCGCCACCCGCAACGCGCGTACCATCACCAGATATAGAAACGCTATATCCAAGTGCATCACCACTCGCTTGTCCAAATTCCATATGTTTTTGAGTCCAGGCACCTTCTTGATATACATAGACGTAGTATACACCCTGTGACGTAGAGTACCCGCGTCCACCAATCACAATTGTATTTCCGTCGTGTGATAACTGAAGCGCAGCACCAAAGTTTAGGTTTTGGTTCGTTTGGTGTGTGATTGGGTTTATTTCTTGGCCACTCCCCCAAGTACTTCCATTCCATCTATAAATTTTGACTTGTCCGTTATTTGAAATGGCGTTATAGTTATGATCCGGTGCGCCAACGGCGAGTACCGTTCCGTCACCCGAAAGAGAAACAGCCTGACCAAAGAAATCATTCGCGACGGCACCGTCTATATCTGATCCCAATTGTACCCAAGTTTGATTCACGAGTCTATATACACGTACATGTCCAGAATCATTCGGAATGGCGTCGTTGTTGGGGGCGCCGACAGCCATGATTGTCCCATCAGTGGACATGGCGACTGAAAAACCAGATTCATCACCCGTCGCTTCACCATCAATATCTACACTTATTTGTAAGTAGTTACCAAGTTCATATCCAATACCCGCGGTCGTGTGCGGTGCGTACGAAGTCACGTTATTTACGGATATGGTCGTATTGTCAATAACCACATCTCGGATGTCCCTAAATTTTACCTCAATTTCAACTTCTTGTTTATCGATGGAGCATAGTGGTATTGCGAGTTCTGGATTCTTATAAAAATAAAAAGGAACGTCAACAAAGTACTTTTGTGATGATGTGGCGGCTCCGAGATATCCAATGATCGAAGGATCTGCCACACGCACGGATGATTGTCTGTTCGGGTACTTTCCTATCAGTTTAGATAAAGCTGTTTGATTTGTTTGTGTACAGTTTTGTTCCGAATAAATCTGAAGGTAATCACTCGGAATGCGCTGTATGACCTTATTCCCGATTATGAGATCCACGTATTCAATCATGGCGTGGGCTATAGATTCAATATACCCAATACCACTACTCGATGCGTTTGGAATAGATTCGAGTTCAATCTCAAGGCTTACGGTTTTTAACAAGTCTCCTATATTAACTGGAATTCTACTACGAAGAGTGGTTCCAAAATCGGCGACACCATCAAAGTCAAGTTTCGTGAATGACTTCGCGAAATTTGTATGTCTGGAAAAGCGTTTCGTAAAATACGTAAACTGTGGTTCAACTGTAAAAAACCTGTCCTGTGGACCGGTTGTCTCGAGCTGAAGTCTACCAGCCATTACTACTATAAAGGGTTAAAATTTTAAACCAGCTAATCCACTTTGAATGCGCAAGACGTTATAATTTTTTGCGTATACACGAATCGTATTTGTTCCCCTCGTAGTTGAGTCAAGTTTTACTGTGAATAGTTTGTGATATACACGACTCATATTCACTTGACCTGTTGGGTATTCAACCTGGGGTCGCTCGGCAAACGAATATACACCGAATATTGGATTTACTGCCGTAACACCGAGCACTGTCGGTGAATTTGTGTGATGTGCGAACGGTTGTTGATACGTAATGAATTTGTGATCAGCGTTAAATACTTGATTGTCATTAAATTTGAGTTCGACGTTATCAATCTTTTCAAAATTCAAAGGAAGGTTATTACTGGTATAGTAATCGTTTTGAGCGACAAAGTACATTTCCTTGACGGGATGTTGAAATTTCAACATCACTGACTTTGTGTCTAGTCCATAAGGCATCGTAAATTGTGACATTTGTAGTTGCGTAATCACGTATTCAAGCGGGCGGGTCAACAAATAGTTCTTTTCGTCGTTTCCAACAAAGACAAATTCCGTATCCATGGAAATGTTCTTAATGGATGCCGTCACGTTCGTAGGAACGATATTGTTTTTAGTATCACGAACAATCTTATTGAGTGGGTGTAATTTGACTCGAACCTCAACGAGTTGTTTTGTGAGGGCACAAATAGGAATCGAGAGATTTGGATATCTATAAAAGAAGAAAGGTAAATCAATGAAATACGTATAGTCACCTCGGTATCCAAGATAGTTTCCGTGACCGTTCAAAAAATAGAGCGACTGTGCAACGTCGTCATCATTATTGTAGAGTTGTTGATGCATGAAAATATATTCGCCTGTGATACGTTCAATAGTTTGCCCACCTATCAGAAGTTCGGCATATTCGATGAGTTCCGTACACACGGATGGTACGTATACGACGTTGTTGATGGAATTACTCTCGTCTGGTGTTGGATCACTTAGGGTTATCTTTAGGGATATATTCTTGATGAGATCTCCCTTGTTTTGTGGCACTCGACACTCGAGTATTTCACCGAAATCAATTTTTCCATCAAATGGACTTTCAATCTGCTCGAGTGCAAACTTACTATGTCGTCTGAACAATGTCAAGAAATACGAAAACTGTGGCTCGCCCGTAAGCCATTGATCTTGGATACCAGTGACAGCAAGTCTCACACGTCCAGACATATCTACTGTATGTGAGTAAAATTTTGCGAAATAAAACGGTTCACTACAGTAGAATGAATCTTCAACTGAGGAAATTCAAACCCGAAAATATGAGCGATGATCGGGTATGTGTTTTTATAGGTAAGCGTAACACAGGGAAGTCGACCCTCGTGAAAGACATTATGTACCATAAAAAACATCTCCCAGCGGGAATAGTACTGTCTGGAACAGAGGAGGGGAATCATTTTTACTCAGATTTCATTCCAGACCTTTTCATTTACGGTGACTATGATCGCGAAGCTATCGAACGCGTGATGGCAAGACAGAGAAAACTTGTGGGCGCAGGAAAAGACAATTGCGGTGCGTTCATGCTTCTCGACGATTGTATGTATGATAGTAAGTTTCTTAAGGATACATGTATTCGTCAATGTTTCATGAACGGCAGACACTGGAAGATCTTCTTTATGCTTACAATGCAATATGTCATGGACCTCCCTCCCGCCTTACGAGCCAACGTGGATTATGTATTTATTCTCAGGGAAAACATCATACAGAACAGAGAAAAACTGTATAAATCCTTTTTTGGCATTTTTCCATCGTTTGATATGTTTTGTAAGGTGATGGATCAGTGCACAGAAAATTACGAGTGTTTAGTACTTGATAATACCGTAAAATCAAATAAAATATCCGATTGTGTTTTTTGGTACAAAGCGACCATCAGGAAAAATTTCAGGGTTGGTGGTCCTAGTTTATGGCAGGCGCATAAGAAAATGTACAATCCTAAATATTTACAACAAAAAGAAGACGATGCAAAAAATGCAACGAAGAAAACTCGACTCACGGTGATCAAAAGAAAGTAAAAAATGCGTCACGTGTATATTTCAAAAAACTCAGGCTATATAAATGTCTGACATACGAACGATGAACCTGAATGATAAAGATGATGGTATGGTGTCGCTCGATAACCCATCGACTACATTCGTGCAAGAAAATGCACATGAAAAAAATATGAGTCAAAGTAAAGATACAACGACCATGGATTCCACCCCGATTTCCGAACTTATGGGAGGTGCGAGCGCCGCCCCGGATATCATGGCTCCTCCGATGATGACCGCCGAACCGCGTATGCAAAGTGTTCTTGCAACCGCACCGCAAATGCAACAAGTCGCACCCATGCCGACTGAAGAAAAGAAGGTGGAACCGAAGAGTAAAAATATTATGAATTTGACCGACGATCAATTGTTTGCATTGATCGCGGGTGTGTGCACTGCCGCTGCTGTGAGTAGGCCGGTCCAGGAGAAGCTTGCGAGTACTGTACCCAAGTTTCTGAGTGAGAATGGCTCTCGAAGTGCGGTTGGTTTGGCTTCGACGGGTCTCGTCGCCGCTCTTATTTTCTACATTACGAAGACGTATGTCGTGAAGAACTAATTAATAGGTCGACACGTTCATCGCTGACGCCACGGGTTCCACGGGTGCCGCATTATTAGCAGTTTCCCAACCCATTTGCGTGTAGAGCGTCTTATGAATACCCGAATAGTAGGTAATCAACGCACCCAACGTAAAAGTGGTCACAAATAATACACTACCTTGCAGTGTTTTCTTTGTGTCTTTACCATAGTTCTTGACAGTGTCCTGCGACTTCTTATTAATGCGTCCAAAAACAAACGCCAACAAGAACGAGAAAATAGATGCGATCATCATAAACTTTTGATCGACGGCCAATTGTGGAATATTTCCGACAATCAGTCTGAGAATATTTGGCATGGCGATCGTCATCAGCGCGAGACGCGCGTTGTAGTTTTCAATGAGGAGTGGCAATTGCGTCACAAGCATGACACCGATCCATAGACCAATGGCTTTCGCCACGAGGGACACTGGAGTCTTCATATAAATTTAGTGAAGATTATTTATCCTGAATGTACTGACCACAGAACTTCGTCCTTGACGAGATCTTCTCGTATATTCCAAGGTTGATACAAATCTGGCGAAGTTCAACAAAGTTGTCCCAGAATTCCCGAGAGTGAGAATATTCACGCACGGTCGTATGCGCGAGTTCGTGGATGAGCACATGAAAGATTTGATTTGAATTTTGTCCGTCGATGCATAACCCGATGTCGACACCTTTGTTCGTATTGTATCCAATCGGTCCCCGTGTTCTATGCATGGCCGTGATTGGAATACATCGTGTTAACATTTTGAACTTTTCATTATTTGTTTCACTCAAGTGTTCTCGTAACCGCCTGTACTTTTCTTTTACCTCGACAAGTCGCTGGGGTTCACGCGTTTTTGTGAGTATCACTAAATTAATTATGATGAGCAGAAACCACGCTATCATTTTTTATATACAAAGATAAATTTACTATAGAGTTCCGAAATTCGATTTCCTTGCAGACCCTGCCACATTTCTAATTTGAATCCCATGTCTTCTAGATGTGTAATTAATCGATCCTTAAATGCGACTGGTTCTGAACGAGGTCCATCTGCGTAAAATGGTGTATCAACCAAGTGTACGAATAATTTCTCACCAAAGCCACCATTTCCCGGATACCGTAGTTTGAAAAAATTACCCAATTCGTCCGTCAATGGTGTTTTGAATATGATCTTTTCTGAATCAGGTATGATGCCTATGAGTCGTCCGCCGGGTCTCATGCGTTTTCGTATTTCGCGCAGTGAATCAAAGAAAAGATCTCGCGTTTGAAATATATAATGGAGTGAAAAGTTATAACAGATGATATCAAAGTATCTGTGTGGACAATTGAAAATATCACCCTGATAAAAATTGACACGGATTTTCATGTTTTTTGCGCGTGTCTTCGCCTCCTCGAGCGCCGACGGTTCTGGATCACACATGTTTATATTTGCACCACACGCACGCCATTTCTGGAGATCTCCACCAAAACCACATCCCACGTCAAGAATTTGGTGACCTTCTTTCGTGACTGACTGAATCAGCTCACGTTTTGCATCATTGTGCGTCCTTCGAAGGTCTTCCATTTATCTTTACTATTTTCAGTCTTTTAAACGACTTAGTGACTCAAAAGGCTTAAAGTTTATTATCGTAACATGACTATAATGGCTTCTCTTGAACAAGACTACACGACGGTTCCCGGACAGCTTTTCGCATGCCTGTCTGTGATTGGTCCCGAGTGCCCCCAAAAAAATGATAAGTTTGGTATTAAAATCCGCGGTGCGTTTGCGACTCGTGATGAAGCAGCGAATCACGCAAAGCGCCTTCAAAAGGAAGATTCGACGTTTGATATTTACGTCGTCGATATGTATAAGTGGTTGTTGATCCCACCGGACCGTGATACGATTGAAGATGTCCACTATCAAAATGAAAAGCTTGAAGAGATTATGCAGGGGTATAGAGAAAACCAAATTCAGGCTGCAAAGATGTTCGAAGAACGTAAGAAGGACATGATGTCTGTGCGCACAGATGGTTCTTACATCAAGCCTGGTGATGAAAATTCCAAATTTTACACGAAACCCGACGAATCACCTATCAGTCACCCGGCTGAGGTGTTGGAACGTCTCCAAAAGGAAAAGCCGGACACCCCAATGGAAGAACTCGTAAAGGAAGCGGATGCGATCGTTGCGTCCGAAGTTGAAGAACACCGAAAGAAGCGCGAAGCTGAAGCTGAAGCGGAGTCGTCGACGGATGGGAAGATTGAAGAAAAGGCGGAAGAATCAGGTGAGGAAGTGACGTCAGCATAAAAAAAATTATGAGTATAATGTAATATGCTCAGCGTCATTCTTAATATCATAACATTAACTATTGTCGCGGCGCTATTTATTTTGTTTTTTTCCTTGTACAAAAAGAGAAAAAACAAAAGTGATACTGCTTTTGAAGTGGGTTTAGAATTGCTAAAGGATCCACTCGTCGTGAGTCGTGCGTATTTTACGGAACCGGCGACCGGTGATATCGGTGACTTTGAACCATTTTCATCTTCAGGATGGTCTGAGGATGACTGGTTGCATGGTTTTTCCCATAAAAAAGCCTAGAATAAAGGCTACAAAAATAATAATATACGCTGTCTTATCGATAGATGAAAACAAATCATTCGTCTTGTTTACATCGATCGGCTGCCATTGCTGTTGTACACCCGGGAACATTGGTGGAGGCGGGGGAGGAGCCTGTTGTTGCATATTATAAGACGGTTGTTGGTGATCGTCATAGAAATCGTCGCGGTCATCATATTCTTTATTTAACGATTCGATCTCAGACTTATAATCAATGGGATTTCCTATATCCGTCTCCATTTTGTTATACAAATCATCTTTTTTTTAAGCTAAATTTCCTCATCTGATTCATCTGACTCGTCAACGACAAAGTCCTTAAGGTTTCCATTTTCATCAGCCTCTTCATCGTCGTCTTCGAATTCCGAGTCGTCTTGAGAATCGTATTCATCTTCCGTGTCGATTTCACTCCCCAAATCAGAATCATGATCATCTTCAGCGTAATCGTCGACAACCACGTCTTCGGTCGGTTTAAACAATTCGGGTTTCTTTATCTGGCGTCCTGAGCGAGTCTTAGTGATCGACATTTTCTTTTTAATTGATTCTATTGTTTAAGTATTTTGGATAAAGAGTAACACCCTTGTTTATTGCAATATTCATGAGTCGGTTTTCGAAAGTGTATCCTATTTTCTTTGCGAGTGTGTGTATCGGTTCCTGGATATCATAATCACCCGATTCTGCATATAAAGCAATATCTTCAAGGTTATCGAGTGATTCAAGCATATATTTTTGAGACATATGCACATCCACGTGCATGTATCTTTGCGCCAAGTTGAATTTTGAAATGAAATGCATAAAGACGGACGGATTGACACCGGAATACACGTGCGCTTCACGCTTGAGATCCATGAACGGATCTTCTTCTGGCTCTTCTTTGAAGGCGAGTTTTGATGCAAGGACTATACCCACACCTAATAGAATGAACGCCATATCTGTAATTACATGTTATTTTTTATTCGGGTACAATACATTCACGGACTTTGTATTGAGTGCATAGATTCGACCCTTCTTGCGACACACCTGACAATCCTGGAATATTTTACCCTTTTCTATTCTAAATGATGTATATGTTTCGTGATTTGTCTTTGCCACTTCACAATAATTTGAAGTTGTTGTCGCTATATATTTTTGACGCTCTTTCGAAATTTTAATCACCGTGACCTGATCATGTTTAGGCATACACGATCGAATGTATCGTTCGACATGACCCTTTGCTTCAACATAGTCTATATCGGATTTTTCTCTTTTATTGTCCGTTTTTATATCCGGGCATTGTTTTATCTTTTCCTTTTCTGGATATAACCGTTCTACTATCTGTGGTTTAAGTATATGTCGCCGACCACAAAAATCTTTACAAAAGCCATTACGCCTGTCTCGGAGTGTTTCACATCGACAAAAACACTTCTGTGTGATTTTGTCACCGCTTATGTAAAACCATACGTGGTTTGAACCATGAGAACGTTTGAGGTTTTCACAGTACTTTGAGGTTGTTGATGCAAGGTACTGATTCTTAAACTTGAAAAGTTTTGTAATGTGTGCATCTCCTTGACCTTCGAGATTCACACGAACAAAGTCTTCGAGGAGCATTTTCGTCTCTTCGTCATGTAATTCATCCTTCGTCTGAACATCGGTGAATGATCCTTCTTTGATGGCTCTAGATGGACTCTCCACGTGTACGAAGTCTTGATTTTCGGTTCGAACCGCTGCCATGGCTAAAATTTCCTTGTCGGGTGTTTGATCTATCCGTAAGAGTGTACTAAGGGGTCCGGTTTTGTATACAAAAACTGGTAAATATGCAACTTGAGTAATTTTACCAGTGTTGTGACAATCACTACACCCTTTCCCGTCACACGAGTCGTGTTTTCCCTTTTTATGCGACCACGGCATACGAAACCCACTCCCTTTTGAACGACGTTGTATGTCACCGTATACAGAAGAATCTATGATTTCATTCCAATCGATTGACTTCTTTACCGTG